TTGGAATTGCTCAAAGTGCATTAACATTTACATGTGCTCAAGATAGTCATGGTTCAAATCATGCTTATCCAAGAGCATCTGATCCAATTAGCAATAAGTGGATTGAAGCATCTAATATCACTACAGATACTTTTGATGTTCAAGTTTTAGATACTATTCCATCTACAAACGTTGGTGTTCATACTTTTGTATCTGCTACAACTGGTGGAATTAGTAGATCTGTTCTTCGTACTGGTGGTGTTTATAATCATCTATTCGTTAGTGCTGAAGGTGATTCAATTAGTGTTGGTGGAACAAATACTAAGTACACTCCAACTTATGTACAGTACTCTAGTGGTAATGGTCTTTTAGTATTAACAGTTCCAGGACACAACTTATCTGGTGCAGCAACTACTACTGCAACAGGTGCAACATATGATGGTAATGTTGGTATTCTTACTTGCACAGTCTCTGGTGGACATAATATAACCAGTGGACAATGGATTAAATTTGCTGACGAATCATTAACCTTTAAGTGTGCTTTGGATAGTTATGGTTCAGAACACAAATATCCAAGACCACATGATCCAGCAGGAACTAATTGGTTACAAGCAAATGTAACTTCATCAACAACTTTTGAAGTTCAAGTATTAGAATCTGTTCCTTCTACAAATACTTCAATTCATACATTCTTTGCTGCTACTGCAAATGGTATTCAGATAGCACAAAGTACGATTGGAATTGCAACAGAATCTATCAAGATGTCTTGTGATATGGACAAACATGGTAGTGTTCATGCATATCCACGTAGAACCGATCCAATTTACAGAAAAACTATTGGTGTTGCATTAACAACTACTGATTTGATTATGGTTGATGTTGGTATATCAACTACAATTCCTTACGGAGTATCTACTGCAACTTATGATGCTGCAACAGGTAATTTGGTATTAGGTATAGGTACACATAGTCTCAGTAAAGGAACTAGTGTTAAAATTGCTACTGGATCTTTAGTATTCACATGTTCTCAAGATAGTAATGCTACTAAGCATCGTTATCCAAGAGCTGGTGATCCAACTTATGCTGGAGCACAAATAACAAGAATTAATTCTAATACAGAATTTGAAATTAATGTTGGTGTTGCTAATGTACCAACATACTATAAGTCTGGTGGTTACATTGAAGAGATTATTCTTGCACCTAGAGCAAATAATAATATGCCATCTAGTCAAGATGTTGCATTTGATGGAACCCCAGTAACTAATATTCTCGATGACTATACATTTGAGTGTGATTCTGGATCATCTCCATATCCTCATTTCTACAAGAGATCTGGTGAAGTTACTCAAGATATAAAGGTAAGATTTGATTCTCCATACAGTTATGAAAATATTCCTTTAATCTATTCTGATGATTCAGTAGTAGGTTTGGGAACAGGTGCAACAGTTGATGTTGTGGTTAGCAATGCAACTGGTGTAGCAGACTTTGAGATAAGGAATTTTGGATATGCTTATGGAACTAATGATATTTTAACTGTTGGTATTGGTGGTACTGTTGGTATTCCTACATTTAAAACTAAGACAACAAATGCAGTGACTCCAGTAGTTGCTGGTGGTCGTTATCCACATACCTTTGTTGGTGCTGCAACCAGTGCTGTTATAAGTGGTGGTGCATATGATCATACATTCGTAACTGCAACTTCTAACGCTGTTAAAGTAACAGGTGCTGCTGCATTTACTCCAACTGATGCGACTTATAATGCAAATACTGGTGATATGGTTCTAACCATTGCAGGTCATCCATATACAACCAGTCAAACCGCTGGTATTGATACTGGTGGAATTATATTCAACTGTATGATGGACGGTCAAGCAACTCAACATGCTTATCCAAGACCTGGTGATCCTATTCTTGGTTATGGTGTAACTGCAATTACTGCAAAAGATACAAATACAATCACCATCAATGTTGGTACATCTGCTACTGTTGGTCATAGTGTCAATAACGCTACATATAACCCTGAAACAGGTGAAATGGTACTTACGATCCCTGATCATGGATTAAAGGGTTCTGAGGACTATACAGTGACTCATGCATTGTATAATGCTAGTAGTGGTGGCATGTCATTAACATTATCAGGCATTACAACATTAAATGCACTCCAGACTGGTGATAGAATTAAATTTGTAGATAATTCAATTAGCTTTACTTGTGCAATGGATGGTAATTCAACTGTTCATTCTTATCCAAGAGCAACTGATCCTAGCAGCAATAAGTGGTTACCTGTTGTTGGTGTAGTAACAAGTAATATTGAGGTTATGGTTGGTGCATCTGGCACTGTTTACTATACACCTGTTGGTGCTGAATATAATTCAACTACTGGATATATGACTCTTGCAATTGGAGAGCATGATCTTATAGGACCAAGTAATCACACAGTAACTAATGCCATATATGACCCAATGGCGGGTATAATGACATGTACTGTTCCTTCACATGGATTCTCTAATGGTGATAGGGTTAAGTTTGAAGATGGATCAATAGCATTCAGTTGTAACTTTGGTAGTGGTGGTACTAAGTCTTATCCTCGTTCTGTAGGTACTGGTTCAACTATTACTGACCCAATTAGTGGTAAATTTATTGTTATCTCTGATGTTACTGATGATACATTCACTGTTGGAGTTGGAACTGCTACTTCAGGTATAAACAATTCACATACCTTCGTCTCTGCATATACGAATGGATTACAGAAAGCAGGAGAACCAGTATTGATTGCACCTAATAGTATTAACTTCCAGTGCTCTCAAGATAATTATGCAACTACTCACCAGTATCCTCGTGCAGGTACTGATCCTATTGCTGGTGTTGGTACTCCCATTACTGGTGTAGGTGATACTACAATTACACTCTTTGTTGGTATTGGAACTGATTCTGATCATAGATTTGTTGCTGGACTAAGTAGTGCAACTAATGCTGTTAGATCAGGTGGTAATTATGCACATACATTCTCCTCAGCAATAACTAATGGAATTCAAAAAGCAGGTGAGTCTATTCGTTTAACCGAAGATGCTCTTACATTTAAGTGTGAGATGGATGATTATAATAGTGAGCATACTTATCCACGTTCAAATAAAAATAAGCATAGATTTATAAGAACTACTGCTGGATCTATTCTACCTAATGTAGGAACAGCACTTACTCCAACTGCTGCTGATTATGATGGAAACACTGGTAATTTAATACTAACATTCCCAGAGCATAACTTAACAGCAGGTTCCAATACTGTTGGTATTGCAACAGGTGGTATAACATTTACTTGTGATTTGGATGATCATCGTACAGAGCATGCTTATCCAAGAACAACTGATTTTGCACATAATGCAACTATAGGTATTGCTGGAACTACTTTAACAACTATTACAATTAATGTTGGTAAATCGGGTATTACTACTAGTGATCCAATGTATAATAATGCAGTCTCTGTAGGAACAACAACTGCTAATACAATTACATTGAATATTGGTAAAGCACCTGCAGAAAGAAGATTTAAAGTCGAATCTGCAACTTATGATGGATTCACTGGATGGATGACATTAACTGTAGGGCAGCATAGTTTACATACTGGAGAAATTGTTAGACTTGCTAATGAATCTATACTCTTTACTTGTTCTAGTGATAATTATGGTTCTATAAACCCATATCCAAGAACAACTGATCCAATTTACGGTGGTGTTGGTATTGCCTCTACAACTCCAACAACAATTAGAATGAATGTTGGTATGGCTCCTGTTGGTAAGAGATATAATCACCAATTCGTTGGAATTGGATCATATAAAGAATTCCAGTTAACTGTTGATGAAACTTATGCATCTAAGTTCTCTGGTTGGAATGTTGGAGACTTCTTAGCTCTTGATGATATCACTCCATTCTTTAATAATGATAGAAGATTATTCCCATTAGCACTTAATGGTGATAGAGTATCATTCTTCGCAAAAGCAAATGCTGGAATTACATTACAAGCAAACTTACTTGTAATTATTAATGATGTTTTACAGACACCTGGTGAAGGATATACATTTACTGGTGGTAGCACATTACGATTTACAGAAGCACCTAAGGGTGGTGTTGCTGGATTCACTACTACAGGAGATACCTGTAAACTATTGATGTATACTGGTACTCAATCTATTGACGTTAAGACTGTTGATGTACTTCCAACTCTTAAAGTTGGTGATGATGTCCAAATGTATAGTGATACTGATATAACATTTAATCAAGATGAACGTCTTGTTATGGATGTTAAGTCTGCTGATACTATTATTACTAACAACTATGCTGGTCAAGGTGTATCTCCAGACGAACTATTGGCAAGACCAATTAATTGGTCAAAACAAAATGTAGATAAGATTATTGATAATAAATTTATTCCTAAAGATAGAGTTTATTATGAACCAAATATTCATCCATTCTCAAATATTCTTGAAGATGTTGGAATAAATTCAACTTCAGCATTTGTATATTCTGTAAGATCTCTATTTGATGATCCTAAAGAAGCAATGCTAGTTTTAGACAGTGAAAAAGTTGATTTATTATACAATGTTGACGTAGAAGGTTGTAAAGCAACTTCTACAATTGGTTCTGGTGGTACTATTTCATCAATTAATATTACTACTGCTGGTTTTGGATATACTGGTAATCCAACAGTTACAGTTCAAGATCCATTTAATCCTGTATTGAGTACAGATGCTGCTACTGCAACTGCTTCAGTAACAAGTGGAATAGTTACTTCTATTGTTGTTGGAAGTGGTGGAACTGGTTATGTATATGGACCTTTAACATCACTCTCAATAATTCAGCAAGGTCTTGGATTCCCATTCTTAGATCAGACAACTAATAAATTTGTTCAGGCAAAATTAAAGACTAAGACTGGAATGGGTAGAGGTGCTACTGCTACTATTGAAATTAATGTTGCTAATTATCAGATTGGTACAGTATCTGTAGTAGATGGTGGAACAGGTTATCAGGTTAATGATGAATTATTTGTTGATACTTATGATAATGTTGGATTGGGTACTACTAATAGAAGATGGGCATTGACTCAAAGAATGGAGTTTAAGGTTGGTTCTATTACTGGACCAGAAGTTATGATTTCTCCTCCAACAAGGAAAAACGAACAGTGCCCTAAGACAACATATGAAGGTGATTATGGCATAATTGTTGGTGTTGGCACAACAACTATTGCAGGTGTTGCATCAACTGGTATAACATTTGACTTCTATATTCCACAAGATTCTAAAGTTAAATCTGGATTCTCTTTAGTACAAAGTGGTATTCAGACTGGATATTTATTTAATATTGTAGGATCTGGTGTAAATGGACCTGTTACTACCTTAAGAGGAGATAATTCTGTTCTTGGAATAGGAACTACTTGTATGGATGCAATGTATGAATGCGTCCATTATTCTCATAATACTAGGTTTATTCCATCAGAAGTGAGTGGTAATTCTGTTGGTATTGCAACAACGGTTACGACAGTCGTTGCTAAGATTTCCAGTTTTGATAATGTTGTTGGTTATGGAACTACTTCGTCATATGGTGAGTACACATGGGGTAAAGTTAACTTTACAGTTAGACTCCAAAAGCAAGCATTTACTGCTGTTCATGGAACAAGTCAAGCGGGAATTGTAACCAACCCTGTTATTCGACGTACTAACCCGCTCAGATTTAGCGGTTACATTACATAATAAATAAAACATAGCAAAACCTTTACTCGAAAATGGCTGCGATTATAACTGATCAGTTGAGAATCAAGAATGCAAGGTCTTTTATAGACAAAATTCGTTCATCAACAGATTCATTTTATACCTTCATTGGTCTTCCAAACGCCACTGAAAATAAAACTGACTGGGATACGAGTCCTCCTGCTCCCAGAGATTGTTTTGATGACGAGAATTTTTATTGGGATACAATGATCGCAATGAAAAAGATCTCAGCAGATGACATCAGACCTGTTGTTCGTAAGCTCTCATGGGCATCGGCAACGATCTATGACATGTATAGACATGATATTAATAGAAATAATCTATCAGACTCATCAAATAAAACTAGTTTATATTCATCTAACTTCTATATTGTAAATAGCGAATTTCGAGTATACGTTTGTTTGCATAATGGAATAGATCCAGAAAACCCAAATGGTAAACCATCTTTGGATGAACCTAAATTTACAGATTTAGAACCTCGTGTTGCTGGTACTTCTGGTGATGGATACATTTGGAAGTATCTTTATACTATTAGTCCTAGTGATATTATTAAATTTGACTCTCTTAACTTTGTTCCTCTTCCTGTAGATTGGGAAACAAATAGTGATTTTACAAGCATTAGAAATAACGCTAAAACTAGTGGTCAAATTAAGGTTGCTACTATTACTAATAGGGGATTCTTAGTAGGTCCACCTAATACAACATATACTAGAGTCCCTATTAAGGGTGATGGTAGTGGTGCAGAATGTACTATTGTTGTTAATAATGACTCCAAAATAGAATCAATCACTATCTCAAATGGTGGTAGTGGTTATACTTTTGGTTCTGTTGACCTAGTTGGTGGTAATGTTCCAACAGGTAGTACAACTCCAATATTTGATATTATAGTTCCACCCCAAGGTGGTCATGGATATGACATTTATAAAGAGTTAGGTGCATCAAACGTACTTATATTCTCAAGAATTGAAAACGATGATTCAAACCCAGACTTTGTTACAGGAACAAAGGTTGCTAGAATTGGAATTGTTGAAAATCCAAAGGCATATGAATCTACATCTGTAATTACAGATGATAGGGCAAGTGCTCTTCAAGGAATAGTATTGAAGGGTTTATCACCCAATGATGATGATTATAAGACAACTACATTTACAAGTAATAGTTTTATCACGCAACAAGTTGGAACTGGTCAAACTGCTGTTGGAAGAGTTGTATCATATGATAAAACTACAGGTGTTCTTAGATATTGGCAAGATAGATCCTTAGTTGGATTTAATACTGATGGTACACAACAAGCATCACCAACATATGGATTTGAATTAAATCAATTTAGTGGCGAACCTGTTACTGGTGGTAATTTAAAGATTGTAGGTGGTACAAAAGATTTATACATAGATTCAGGATTTGGATCTGCTAGTAATCCAGGTATAAGTACCGTCATAAATAATAAAACATATTATTTGGGACAAACCTTTATCAAGGGTGTTGCAAATCCTGAAGTAGAAAAATACACTGGTACGGTGCTCTACGTTGATAACAGACCTTCAATCACAAGATCTGCTAACCAGCGAGAAGATATTAAGGTTATTTTGCAATTCTAAGGTAATACAAGACAATTATGGCACAAGAAATTAATCTCAATGTATCGCCTTATTTTGACGATTTTGATACTACGAAGGACTTTCATAAAGTTTTATTCAAGCCAGGATTACCAATTCAGGCACGAGAGTTAACGACTTTACAGTCGATTCTTCAGAATCAAATAGAACAAGTTGGAACTCACCTGTTCAAGGAGGGTTCTTGTGTTATTCCTGGACAGATTAATTATAATAATACACTTTTTACTGTTGAAGTTGAGACGACATTTCTTGGTATAGACCTTACAAAATATTGGGGATATCTATCTAACCAAGTGGTTAGAGGTTCAAATTCTGGTGTAAAAGCTAAGATTATTAGTACTTTGCAAGGGGCATCCGATAGAGGATACCTTACAATGATTGTGTCCTATCTTGGTCAAGGTGTTAATGATAAAGAGCAATTTGATGATGATGAATCACTACTACTTGATGAAAATGTAGTAGCAGAAGATACTAATATAACATTACAAGCAGGACAAGGATGTGCTAAAACTGCTCCTTCAGATGCATCATCTATCGGATCTGCAGTATTTTTATCTGATGGTGTATATTTTATACGTGGTCAGTTTGTACGAGTTGAGAGTCAAACATTAATATTAGATGCTCGTAGTGATACTCCAACATATAGAGTTGGTTTAGAAATTGAAGAGACTGTTATTACATCTAGTGAAGATGTTAGTCTTACTGATAATGCAAAGGGATTTAATAACTTTGCTGCTCCAGGTGCTGATAGATTAAAGATAGGTGCATTCTTAGTTAAGAAAGATTTAGATTCTGAGAAGAATGAAAACTTTGTTGAGTTAATGATCGTTCGTAACGGATCTGTATCTCATATTGATGATAAAATTAAATATAATGAACTTGGTGATGAATTAGCAAGAAGAACATATAGTCATGCTGGTGATTTTTATGTTAAACCATTCCAAATCTCTGCAAAAGAATCTTTAAATGATAAGCAAGGGAATAATGGAATATTTAATTCAAATCAATTAACATATAGTAATAATAAACCAAGTTATGATTTAGGTACTTATAAAATCTCTCCAGGTAAAGCATTTATCAAGGGTTTTGAAGTTCCTGTAAGAAATGTTGTATATCTTGATTTTGAAAAGACAAGAACAAAGAAAACTTTAAAAGACCAAGCAGTAAACTATTACACTGGTCCAACGTTAACTGTTAATAGAGCATATGGTGCTCCAAAGATTGGATTTACTACAACATCTTATATTAGTCTTAGGGATGAGAGAATCGGTGTTAGTGGGCATGTAGCAGGTGGTAAAGAGATTGGATTAGCAAGAGTTTATGACCATGCTCTAGAGTCTGGATCATATTCTTCAGCATTACCTCAAACTAATGAGTGGGATATTACACTTTATGATATTCAACCATATACTGAACTTACATTAAACCAAGCAGCAACTTTAACATTACCAACTTATATTAAAGGTAAGGCAAGTGGTGCTACTGCTCACTTAAGATTTGCAACTAGTACGGGTATTGTTACTGCATATAACTCATCTGGTTCCTTTACACCAGGTGAGAAATTAATTTTTAATGGTAATGATGACAATAGAATTGCTGTTGCAGTAACTGCATATTCAGTAGCTGATGTAAAATCATTGAATAGTTCTGTTGGTGTTGGTACATTTAATGCTGATGTCAAGCATAAGGAAAAAATTAATTTTGGATCATGTCAAATTGCTCCTAAAATTGGTACGGCACCTGGTTTATCAACAGTTACAAGTACAGGTATTTCATTCTTCCAGAAGATAAAGGTTGGTGATCTTGTATCTTATACCAATCCAGCAGTCAATACTGGTGCATCTCCTATTAGATCATTTGCACTTGTTGATTCTATTGTTGATGGTGATTCAATTAGAATCGCTGGTATTACCACTGTAGCGGGTGTTTGTGATGGTGGATTACCTACAGTACAAACAAGTGTAAGTGAATTTAAGCTACTTGGATCTAAATTCCAGTCTTCTACAGACAACACTTTATATACACCTCTTCCTAAGAAGTGGATATCAGATGTTGATGTAACTGAGTCATCTATTACAATTAGAAAAGAGTATGATGTAACAATTACTGCTAATGCTACTAATACTATTCAAGCAGCACAGAATGAGACATTCTTACCTTATGATGAGGAAAGATATGTTTTAGTTAATGATGCTGGTGTTACTGAGGAATTAACAGCAGATAAACTTCGTTTTACTAATGGTGGTAGAGAATTAAGAGTATTTGGATTATCAGCTACTGCTGGATCTGCAAGATTAATTGCTACACTACAAAAAATTAATATTAAGAATAAGGTTAAAAATAAGGTTAGAACTAATTCAATTGTTGTTAACAAATCAAAATTAGTAACTTCTGGTGTTGGTACAACATCATTAAATGATGGATTGAGTTATGGTGAATATGGATATGGATTGAGAGTACAAGATAAAGAAATTTGTCTTGGTGAACCTGATGTAACTAAGGTTTATGCTGTATTTGAGTCTGGTGCTCTTGCAGATCCATTATTACCAACAGTTACTTTATTCAACATGAATGGTCCTACTGGACGTGTTGATGATTTAATCTCTGGTGAAGAATTTGTTGGTAAAACAACAGGTGCTATAGGAATATACATTGAAAGAATTAATAGTACTACAGCATCATTTGTATATCTTAGTGATTTAAGATTAGAACTAAATGAACAGATTGAATTTGCTGAAAGTGGAATTGTTGGAACAATTAATGATTTTGATCCAGGAGATCCCGATATTAAGGAAAGATTTGTTTTAGATGGTGGTCAGAGAGAGACTATTTGTGATTATTCTAGACTGGTAAGAAAACCAAACAGTAAAGATCCTCGTAAGAAGTTAAGAGTTATTTTTGAATCTGCAGAGTTTGCATCTACTGATGATGGTGATATTACTACAGTCTCTTCTTATGATCAGATTGATTATTGTGTATTACCTAGTATTAAAGAGGGAACAAGAATAACTGATGTTATTGATATTAGACCAAGGGTAACAAACTTTAATTTAGATCAAACTGGTGTATCACCATTTGAATTTAATGCGAGAGTATTCTCTGATGCCACTAACTCTGCTAAAAATGTTCTAGCATCTGATGAGTCTATAAGAATTCAATACTCCTATTATCAAGGAAGACTGGATAGATTATATTTAACTAAAGGTGGAGATTTTCAATTAGTTAAAGGTATTCCTGCTGATGATCCATTACCACCAATACCTATTGAAGATGCTCTGGAAGTTGCAAATATCAACCTTCCACCATACATTTGTAATGCTGAGAATATAGAAGTTCGTCTTAAGTCTCATAAGAGATATAGGATGCAAGATATTGCATTATTGGAAGATAGAATCCAGAACTTAGAGTACTACACTGCACTTTCTCTTCTAGAATCTAATACAGAAAGTTTGTTTATTCCTGATAATGCTGGATTAACGAGATTTAAATCAGGTATTTACGTTGATAACTTTACTGGAACATCAACTCAGTTGAAACCAGGTAAGGTAACTAATAGTGTTGACCCAACAAACCTAGAACTAAGACCAACACACTTCACTACTGAAGTTGATATGTTGATTGGATCTAAGTCCTTAATTGGAATTGGAACTACTGCAAGTGCAACTGCAGACCCAAGATTTGTTACTGATTTAGTTGGATCTGGTATTAGAAGAACAGGTCAGTTATTAACACTAGACTATAATCCACAACCAGAGATTAAGCAGGTTTATGCAACTAGAGTTGAGAATGTTACACCATATCTAGTAACAACTTATACAGGTAATATTGTACTATTCCCATCATCTGATATTTGGATTGACCAAGTTAGATTAGCACCACAACAGATTCAAGTTGATAACTACACTCAGACACGTAGACAATTAGAGTTTGATGGTTATGACCCACAATCAGGTTTAGGACCTGTTAGATGGGGTGCTTGGAATACTACATGGACAGGATCTAGTGCTACTACTGCAAGTAATACTGTTCAAACAGGTTCTAGTTCTAGAAATAATGGAAGTGCGATTGTAACTACAAATAATTTTGAGACTACAACTACTACAACCACAACTAGAACAGGTACTTCTAATAGAGCTGGAGAAAGACTTAGAATTAGTGAAGTAACTGATGTTGTAAATGAGGGTGATAGAATTGTAAGTACTGCTATTATCGCATTTATGCGGTCTAGGAATATTGAATTTACAGGACGTAAGTTTAAACCACTAACAAGACTTTATGGATTCTTTGATGGACAAGATGTAAACTCCTTTGTTGTTCCTAAACTTTTAGAGATTAGGATGATAAGTGGTACGTTCCAAGTTGGTGAATTAGTTACTGGAACAATGGCAACAGGAACTGTTACTGGTGTAAGTCAGTCTACTCCTTCAATAACCTTTAGAGTTGCAACATCTAACCATAAGATAGGACCAATTGCATCACCAACAGATGTTTATACATTAAGTCCTTATAACGATCAATATACTATTCCTGCCACATATTCAAGTTCTTCAATTCTTCTCAATGTAGATACCGTATCTCTAGCAGATAATACTCAGGGTCTTTACAGTGGATGGATTAGAACTGGAATGAGACTTCGTGGTTCTAATGGTGAAGCAGAGATTATAGATGTAAGATTATTCTCTGACCATGTAGGAACAGTTTTAGGATCATTCTATATTCCTAATCCAAATGTTCCTTCTAACCCATCATTTGAAGTAGGAACCAAATTATTCAGATTAACAAGTAGTTCAACCAATAGTAATATTGGTGGTATGACAGGAACCTTTGGTGAAGAGCAATACTTTGCTCAGGGTACACTGAACAATATGCAAGAGACCATTAGATCTACTAGAAGACCTAGATTTGATGTTCAGACAGCAGCAGAAGCTAGACCTGCAACAGAAGTAACGTCTACACAACAAGTAAACACAAGTAGTACAACATCAGTCGTACCACTACCCCCTCCTCCTCCACCTCCACCACCACCCCCAAGTCCTCCCCCAAGGCCAGCACCTGTTATTCCTCCAGCCCCACCAAGGCCAGTTGAAGTAATAATAATATCACCTGCTCCTCCTGATCCTCCACCCCCTCCTCCTCCACCTCCACCTCCCCCACCTCCAAGACCACCAGATCCCCCTGCACCACCTCCACGTCCTCCGAGGGGTGGTAAAGACCCACTGGCTCAATCATTCTCCGTACAGAATGGTAGTGGTATGTTCGTAACGTCTATTGATGTTTACTTTAGAACAAAAGATCCACTACTACCCGTAACGGTACAGTTGAGACCTATGATCGCTGGTGTACCTTCAGAAGAGGTATATCCATTTGGTGAAGTAATTCTTGAACCTAAAGATATTATTGAATCTGTAGATGGTGGAACACCTACTCAGATAACATTCCCATCACCAGTGTACTTACAACCTGGAACTGATCATTCAGTAGTTCTACTGTCTCAGTCCAATGAGTATACATGCTGGATTTCAAGAATGGGTGAAGTTGACATTAGTACTCTAATGCAACCAGAATCAAGACAAGTAATTGTGTCTGCACAACCAATGCTTGGTTCACTATTCAAGTCACAGAATGGTTCAACATGGAACCCAAGTCAGTATGAAGACCTTAAATTTACACTTTATGGTGCTAAATTTATGGAACAAACTGGAACTGTATCATTCTTTAACCCAGAATTAGCAAAAGGTAATAACCAGATTGCTACTTTAGTTAAAGACGCATTTGAATTTAATTCTAAAAAATTGATTGTATCTACTAATGATATTGTCAATACATCTGGATTAGTTCTAGGTAATACAGTTATTCAGAAGGAAGGTAATGCACGAGCAGATTATGTTGGTGCTGGCGGTTCCGCAACAGGTGACTTAAGCATAATTAATGCTGGTATTGGTTATACACCTTCAGATGGTAATCAATTTACATTCTCTAATGTTGCTTTAGCATCCTTTAGTGGAATTGGTAAGAACGCAACTGCTGATATTACTATCGGTGCTGCTGGTGGTACAAATGGTGTAGCAATTGCTGCAACTATTAACGCTGGTGGTTCTGGATATCAAGTTGGTGATGTTCTAACCATACCTACAATTGGTAATGATCAGTTGGGTAGGAATATGCAACTATCATTAGGTGCAGTTACTGGAGTCAATGATTTGGTTCTAGATAACGTACAGGGTGACTTTGAAATTAGTAATTCAAAACCACTTCAATTCATCAGTCCTTCTACTGGAATTACCACTATGGTATCCGTTGGATTTGGTTCTGATGTTGTGATTAGCGACCTTGCTCTAAATTCTCTAGAAGAAGATGGAATGCATATTAAAGTGAACCATAAGAACCACGGTATGCATGAAAGGATTAATAAGGTAGTCATTAGTGATGTTTTATCAGACACTAAGGCAACCACATTAACTGCAGAGTATACTAATGCTAGTTCTGCTGCCATAGGTATTGCTAATACTGAAGGATTTGAAGTTTTTGAGAATGTTGGCGTTGCTGCTACTAACCCTGGTTATATCAAGGTTAATGATGAAATTATTTCTTATACAGGAGTTTCTGGTGGATCATTGACTGGAATTACTAGATCTGTTGATCAAACAATTCCGTTTACATATCCAAATAAAACACCAGTTGAAAAGTATGAAGTTAATGGAGTCTCATTGAGACGTATTAACAAAACTCATAGTTTACAAGATGCAACACCTCAAAGACCTATAACTCTTGATTCTTATTATTTGAAACTTGATATGGGTACTACATCTGGTACTGATAGAAGTACTGGTGTTGGATTCCCTAAATTATTCATTAATGAGTCTAAATCTACTGGTGGTGATGGAATACACGCAACACAGAATATCCAGTTTGAAGCAATTAAACCTATTGTTCAGACAATGGTATTACCAAATACCACAATTAAAGCTGAACTTAAAGGTACTAGTGCAACAAGTATTGATGGTGCAGAATCCTCATTTGTTGAGACTGAATCAGTCCCAATTAATATGGAAGATGATACATTCCTTGAAGCACCAAGAATGATTGCATCTAAGGTTAATGAACTTGAACAGTTAGATTCTCGTCCTGGTAATAAGTCATTAGAAGTGACATTCACATTAGCAACTGCTGATAGTGATATCTCACCTGTTATTGACTTAGACAGAGTTGGTATGGTGCTTATTAGTAATAGAGTTAACCAACCAATCACTGATTATGCAGGAGATTCTAGAGCGTCAACTCTTGTAGATGATCCAACAGCGTTTATCTATGCAAATAAACCAATTGCATTAGAGAATTCTGCTACATCTATTAAGGTTCTATTAGCAGCATATTTGAACACATTTAGTGACATTAGAGCATTCTATGCAATCTCTGATAGTCCTGAATCTGAACCAGTTTATTATCCATTCCCTGGATACGGTAACTTCGATGTTAATGGTAATATCCGTGATATTGCTAAGAACAGTGGACTTCCTGATAAGAAGATTCCTAAGACCGATGTCCTAGCACATGGAAGTGATAACATTCCGTTCAGTGATTATGAGTTCACTATAGATAACCTTCCTGAATTCAGGTACTTTAGTGTCAAGATTGTAGGAACATCTACAAATCAGGCATACCCACCAAGAATAAGGGATCTAAGGGCAATTGCTTTAGCGTAATATGGAACAACGTTTTTTAAAAGTCGAGGGACATAGTTATCTTGTAAGAGATACTCATTCCAATGCAATAATTAACGTTGATAAAAGAGGGCATGATAAGTATCTTGCCCTACGTCGCTTAAAGACAAAGGATGTTACTAGAGTACAAGATCTTGAATGTGAAGTACAAGATCTTAAATCTGATATAGGTGAACTTAAAGATATGATAGGCAAATTATTAGAAAAGTAAAATGGCAAAACCAACCAGTCGCCAAACTTTAATAGACTATTGCAAGAGGCAACTTGGTGCTCCTGTATTAGAGATTAATGTAGCTGATGAACAGATTGATGATCTGGTGGATGATGCTATTCAATTATTCCACGAACGTCATTTTGATGGTACTACTCAAGCATTTTT